GCGCTGACCGATGGCGTCTGGGGTTTCGTCATCGATCGGCAGATGACCGGCCGCGCGGCGCTGGAGGTGCTGACGCCGGCCTTCTGGTTCGATGCGGTCGAATCGGATACGGTTCTCAAGTTCGTCAAGCGATCGGCGACGAGCGCGGCGACCATCCCCCTCGCCGATATGGGCGCCGAGACCGGCGGCAAGCTCAGCACGGCGCCGCTCGTCTTTACGCGCGGAAGCGAGATCGAGCTGCCGACCCAGATCAACCTGACCTACTACGCGGTCGCCGCCTCGTATCAGCAGGGATTGCAGTACGCGCGGCGCACGAGCACGTCGCAGCAGAACAACATCAAAACGTTCGATTCGGCGGCGGTCATGGACGACACGCAAGCTGCGGTCGCCGCGGCGATCCTGCTGTGGGATGCGCTCGCCGGCCGTACGACGTTCAAGTTTTCGACCGGGTTCAAATGGGCGCAGCTCGAGCCTACAGACGTAATCACGGTTCCATCGTCGAGCGAGTCGTACCTGGCGCGCATCATGCGCAAGACCGAGGCGGGCGGCAAGATCGATTGGGAGGTCGTCGCCTGCGCGCCGGTTTATTCGCAATCGGCCGCAGGCGGCGCGATCACCGCAGGCCAGACGGTCAGCGGGCCGATGACGACGACGCTCGTCATCATGGATATCCCGCCGCTGCGCGACGCCGACGGCGCCTCAACGAATCTTTACGTCGCGATGTGGGGCCTTACCGGCTGGCCGGGCGCCGTGCTTTTCCGCAGCGCGGACGCCGGCATCACCTGGACATCAGGGCCGGCGCAGGCCTCCCTCTCAACGGTCGGGCAGGCGATGACGGCGCTTGGCAATTGGACGGGCGGGAACCTGTTCGACGAGGCGAACACCGTCGATATCCTGCTCGATGACGACACCACGCTCGCGTCGTTGCCAGAGCTGTCCGTGCTGAACGGCTCGCATGTCGCGCTGCTCGGCAACGAGATTTTCCAGTTCAAGAACGCGCCGCTCGTTAGCGGAAGTCTTTACCGTCTTTCCGGTTTTCTGCGCGGCCGGTTCGGAACCGAGGCGGCGATGGCCGGGCACGGGATCGGCGAAACATTCGTGCTGCTGACCGGCGTAATCCAGATCCAGGCGACGCCGACATCCGACATCGGTCAGCCGCGCCTTTACCAGCCGGTAACAAACGGGCAGGCGATCGGCAGCGGGCCGCAGACGACGATCAGCGAGGCCGGCAATACGCTTCGATGCTGGTCGCCAGTGCTGCTCGCCGCAGGGGGCGCCGGCTACTACAGCGACATCATTCTGACCTGGACCCGCCGCAACCGGATCACCTGGCAATGGTTGCCCTCGGTCGATGAGCCGATGTCGGAGGCAACTGAGCAATATCTCGTCTCGATCTTCAGCGGCGCCAGTGTCATCCGGACGTTCACCGTAACCGGCGCGCAGACCGTCACCTACACGCAGGCGCAGCAGATCACGGACTTCGGCGGCAGCGGGCTATCGACGATTACCTTCGGCGTGCAGCAGATATCGGCCGTGGTCGGCGCGGGCGTGATGGCGAAGGCGACCATCGCCCTCGCGTCGCACTATGCGACTCTGCACACAATGGCGCTTTCGGTCTCCGCGCCAACGAGCGTCGCGCTGACCCTTAGCAAGACGATCGGCATGGCGCTTTCGGTGTCGGCTCCGACGAGCGCGTCTCTAACCAAGACAACGGTTCTAGGCAGTACGTTCGATCCGGCAAAGACGCAGTCCGGCCAGACGCTCTCGAATAACAACCTGACGATTTCGACGACCACGGCGCCCGCTGCGGCCAACCGCGGCACGCAGAGCACGACGAGTCATAGTACCGGGAAGTACTACGTCGAGATCACCGACAACACCGGAGGCGCGAGCCTCAATAACGCCCTTTTCCTCGGCGCGTGCGATTCCAACTGCGCCGGCAAGCTCACGAACACGCAGAATATCGCGATCGCAAACTGGGACGCCGGATACATTATTCAGAACAACGGAGTCATTGCCTCGAGCGTCGGTAACTTCACAAGTGGCGATGTCATCGGAATTGCGCTGGACTGCGCATCCGGAGGCGCGCCGGTTGTGAAGTTCTATAGGAACAACACGCTGCTTTACACGTTCACGGCCTCGGGATGGACGGCGCCTTACTTCATCTTCGCCGCGGCCTACTCGGCCAATAGCACTCTCGCCGAGGCGACCGTCAATTTCGGCTCAACCGCTTTCACCTACACGCCGCCGGCCGGATACTCGGGCTGGTAACAAGGAGGAACCTTCCGATGTTGATCTGGCTATCCCTCGGCGCCGCGGCGCTGGCGCTTTGCGTGCTTTGGTGCTGCGTGATCCGGCACTTCGAAAGGCTGATATGAGCGACGGTCCGACGTCCAACCTTGACACGATCGCCACGGGTCAAGCGCAGAAGGAGGTCACGGCGAACGCCGCCGACGATGCCGAATCGCCGGCTAGCTTCGGCGGCCGGCGCGCAAGCACCTGCTCCGGACTAACCTGGGGCTACTATGGCGGCAAGTATCCGGCGGGCGGCGCGAGCCCGGCGATCACGATGCTCGCGAACGGGACCAAAGCGCTGTCGGCGTCGGCGACCAATTATCTTGAGTTTGATCCGGTGGCCGGCACGGTCAGCGTCAACACGACCAAATTTACGCCGGGGTTCTACCCGCTGTACACCATCATCACCGGCGCGGCGACTGTCACCAGTTGGACCGATCAGCGAACGGCTGGCGCCCCAGCGAATCCGCGCGTGACCATCAATGTCGCCGGCAGCGCGAACGTGACGCTGACGCAGGCGCAGGCCGCCGCGCAGATGATCGAATGCGCCGGCCTACTGACCGGCAACATCCAGGTCGTCCTGCCGCTCAATCCGGATTGGTGGATCATCTACAACAACACGACCGGCGCGTTCAGCATCACGTTTATCGGCGCGACCGGCGGCGGGATCGTCGTCGCGCAGGGTAAGCGCGCAATCCTTGAGGCGGACGGAACCAACGTCGTGCGGATCTCGGCCGATACCTGATCGGCAAGGAGGCAGAGCCATGGAACAGCAGCAGAACGAGCAAGCGATCGTGATCGAGGTGAAAAAGCCGATCGTGACGCTCGAGGCGGTCGTTATTCGCAAAGACGGCACGCGGGAAGATCTCGGCGTGATTGCGCGCAGCGCGCCCGAGCCAACGACGCAGCCGGATCCAGTGGCCGATTCAACCGAAGGGGCAGGCAATGGCGACCGTTGAAACGACCAAGGGCAAGGAAATTCTCGCCGGCCGGATGATTGGGGCGACGCCGTCGCAGGCCGAGCCTAAGCAGATGACGTGGGGGCTGAACCCGTCCGCCCTCACCGCGGCCTCGACCGATGTCGGGATGTTCGACGAATCGAGCGAGGCGCGGGTCGCGGCGACGACGTCGCAGGTAACGACGACCACGACGAACGATACCTACCAGCTGGTCGGAACGATCACGGCCGGCGGGGCGCGCTCGATCACCGAATTCGGCCTTTTCGATTCGGCAACGCAGCCGGCGGCGGCAGCTGTAGCAGCCGGCGGCGTGGTCGGCAGCAACTCATCGACCACCCTCAATACTGCGGCGACGTTCACGCCGGGGAATAACAACTTCGTCCAGATCCGCACCGAGGTCATGAAGGTGACCGCCGGCAGCGGAACGACAGCGTTGACTGTCACGCGCGCGCAGAACGGCTCGAGCGCGATCTCGACCATCGCGGCCGCCGACGTCGTGTCGCCCGGCAACCCGCCCGGGCAGACCGGCATAACGGGCGGCAACATGCTCGTGCACGCCGATTTCGCGGCGGTGACGCTCGCAAGCGGCGATGCCATCCAGTTCACGCTGAAGATCCAGTTCACCTAGCCCGCGCTGCGCGATCGCTGACACGCAATCGGGCTCTTTTCGCGCGATTGGCGCCCCGCCCTTCCGGGCTAGCCTGCATTCCTGCGGCGTATACCGGGAGTCTTTGCTCAAGTGTCCGATTCCACCCCGGGCGGCGAAGCCCTGGCCGCCGCGACTAGCGCGCTGCTCGGTCATCATCTACCGACGGTGCTTCTTTATGCGCTGCTCGCGGGCGCCGCCATCGCGATGCTTGTCCGATGGCACCTCTCGAAGAGGCCCGAGTTTGCAAACTTCACGCTTATGGACGCGATCGCCGAGGCAGGTAGATTTTCTCTCGAGCGGGCCGCAAAATCGGGCGCCTTCATTGTTACCAGCATCGGGTTCGTACATCTCATCGCGATCGACAAGCTCAGCGAATGGTACTTCGCCATCTACGCGGGCGCATGGATCAGCGCCGATATCTGGCGCAAGCGACCGGACGCGGGCGAGGGACACGGCGCAGGTTGACGCGCTGACGATCGCCGATCTGTGCCGTACCGCCGCCGCGCAATTCGTACGACAAGCGCGTCAGGGCAACGATCCGACCAAATTCCGCATCGACGTCTACCGCAAGGTCGACGTTCCCGATAAGGCGATCGCATCGCTCGATCGCGCGCATTCGGTCGCGGTCCGGATCAGCATCGTTTGCGAATCGATGCTATTCGAGCGGCCGGGCGCTGGCTTAGAGGCCGTGCTCGTCCCGGTGCCGGCT